CGCAGCCTAACATGAGCCCGGAGGGAGCTTGGAAACAGAATCCCTCCACCATTTAACATAACGGAGAATATAATAATGAAGAAGTTTTTCACTGCGGCCCTAATTTCACTGGGTCTATTCGCTGCAACCTCATCTGCTAATGCTGCTGAACTTAAGACTGGTGTTCTTTCATGCAAGGTACATTCTGGCTGGGGTTGGGTTATTGGCTCAAGCAAGAAGGTTGATTGCGTATTTACTGCTTCTAATGGAAAGAAGACTCAGTATAAGGGCAACATCACCAAGATTGGTGTTGACATTGGATATACCGACAATAAGGTCATCGCATGGATCGTAATGTCGCCAACCGGTTCTGGTGCCGATCTTTCTGGTACTTACATTGGCGTTAATGCCGAAGCTACCGTAGTTGCTGGATTGGGAGCTAACGCTCTCGTAGGTGGGCTGAATAACAACATTACACTTCAGCCTCTCAGTGTGCAGGGTCAGACAGGACTTAATGTCGCTGCTGCCGTTGCCGCATTAACTCTGCAATAAACAAAGGAAACACACACATGACAAAGACACCCTACGAACTGCGTTTTGATCTTCTGGCTATGGCACAGTCTATTCTTTCCGAAAAGAATATGAATGAGCGTATCCGCATTGAGAATGACTGGCAAATACAGTGCGAAAAGGCTCGCATGTTACGTGACAAGGGCAGGGATGCGGAATTTCCTCTATTCCCCTCTGTGCCAGTCTTCGATGAAAGTCAGGTAATTGAATTAGCAAAGAAGCTAAACGAGTTCGTTTCAAAGAGCGATTAACCCTAACGCCCACCAAATGTCTAAATATTAAATCATTAGAAGGATATTCGTATGAAATTAGTTAGACCCTTATACATTTGGTGGGTATCTGTCCTTGCTTCCGCCACTGCCTTTTACTGGGCAACATATGCTGGCATCACCGAAAAGATTTGGCACGACGATGTGACACTGATCACATCTTTGCTTGGGGTGTTGTATATTACAGCCCTTGCTGCGATTGGATTTATCGCATACACAAACAAGACAAGAGATAATAAAAAGTTGATCGATGCTGTTTGGTTTGGTTCCGAACAGATGTTGGCGCTCGGTATGTTAGGTACCGTTATTGGCTTCATTTACCTCTTATCGTCAGGCATCACATCGGCGTCAGTTACCGACGCGACAAGTCTGGCCAAATTGCTTGCTAACATGTCTGTTGGATTGGGAATCGCGTTATATACTAATGCTGTCGGTATTCTATCAAGCCTGATCACCAAGACATTATTGTATGTGGTGATCTACGATGACAAACCATAAGAAGTTTGACTTTCGTACCGCATATATTGACCTACTGATCAATTTATTGACAGGCACAGTTGTCCTGTTCATACTCACAACTCTTCTCATAGCACCAATCACAAAGAACAACGAAGGCATTAAGAAAAATGCCGACTACATAATCACATTGGAATGGCCTGAGGCTGTTGACTGTGACGTTGATCTGTGGGTGCGTGATCCACTAAACAATATCGTATCGTACAAAATACCAGAATCTGGTCTAATGTATTTCGAGCGTGATGATATGGGTAAGCGTAGAAGCGTATACGATATCAATGGAGAAGAAGTTGTTATTGATCCAGATAACAAAGAGTACATAACACTGCGCGGTACATTCCCTGGTGAATATGTTGTGAACTTACATCTATACTCATGCTTGAATTCTCAAAGCAACTTGGGGCTACCTGTTGATGAACCAATTGAAGTTCCTTTAGTTGTTGAAGTGATCAGGATCAATCCAAATCTTGTGGTCGAGAAGACAATTCACATGAAGATGAATTTTGTGTGGCAGGAAAAGACTGCGATACGCTTCGTTATGGATGATCAAAAGAATATCATTCGCACTATGAGCGATTTCGTTTCTGTTAGAGGCGAGAGAGGATTACAATGACACAGACATTTCTATTAGTATTCGCGCTATTTGCTGTTGCTGTGATGGCAATATCCTTGTATTGGAATAACTCTCTTGTGAAGTTTGCTTCTATTGCGTTGTTTGTCGTTCTTGCTAATTGTGTATATTTCGCACTTGATGGTGTAAAAGGATGGCCCGCAGAAGAGCCAAATGAAGTCAAAGGCACTCTTGCTTCAATTGTGATTGTTAATCCTTCATCTACAGACAAAGGTGGCATTTACATATCAATATTTTTGACTGAAAAACCTGAATCGTATAAATACTTATATCCACGTATAGCACCAAAGACATTCTATGTGGAGTATTCGAACAACCGTGCCGCCCAGTTTGAAAAAGCAAAACAGGCTATGGCTGAAGGTAAAGAAGTACGTATAAATGGTATACCGCCTAAAGAAGGCAGCGGTGAAGGTCAACAAGGCATGGATGATTTGAGTGAGATTGGTGTTCTCATGAATAACATAATGAATAAACTATTATCTAATCAAAAAGACACCTACAAACCAAAGACACCTGGTGATCTGGAAATTGTAGAACAGGGGGCACCACCTCCGAAAGGAAAACAGCCATGAAGACAGAAGATTTTCCCATAAGACATCATATATGTATAATACTGTATATTATTATAATATCTTTCCTCACTGCAACTGTTGTCTTATATACAGGGGCATTTGGTTCTATAAAAAGCACTGAACAAGTAGTCCGTACAGTTAAAAAAGGCACAGTACTCATAGAAAATAAGCTTGATACCACAAACGGGGGCATCGGTACTGGATTCATTATAGGCGAGAACTTAATCGTTACGAATGATCATGTTATTGAAGGCAATGGCAAACTAACTGTTGTGTCAGCCAATGACCAAACTCGTTATGAGGCTGAGGTTATTAGTACCGATGCTATTGTTGATATAGCAATTCTTAAGTTAAAGAAGTGGGATGAGTTTAAGAAACATGAGGGAGCAGTTATTCTTCCGATTGGTGATAGTCGTGAGATGGAAGAAGGCAGCAAGGTAGTTATTATTGGTCATCCGTGGGGACTCACATGGACAGTTTCCGAAGGTATTATGTCTTCCAAAAATCGTCGCGTAGGATCAAATCCAAAGTATGTAGATCAAGTTGATGCTAAAATTTTTCAAGGCAACTCAGGAGGTCCTGTCTTCAATGAACAAGGGGAAGTTATCTGTGTTAGCGAATTGATGTTTGAAGGAAAAGGTGGATCATATGGTTTCTGTATTCCTTCTGTTCTGCTCAAGAAAGTCCTTGGTGATTTCCAATTATTCGGTGAAGTTAGATGGAGAGCAATGAATGTAAGTATTGGGTTGACAGATGATGGGAACTATGCTATAGTAAATTCAATTGATGAGAATGGTGCTGCTGATAAGGCAGGAATCAAAGTTGGTGATAAGATACTGGAAATTTATACACCAAACAATCATCCAACTGGTTTGAAAATTACCGATGTTAATAGTTTGGTTTCCGAAATGGCCACAATAAGTGGTGCTGACGAAAAGATCAAAGTTCTAATTGAAAGAAATGGTGAAAAGCAAATGATTGATGTGATTACAAACTACAAACTATCAAAAGAATATGAACCGGACAAGAGCAAGTAAATGCCACCATCAAAAGATGAAGTTCTTACGTTTTCTCTCGGTGTTGAGAAACTTGCAAAGAAAAAGAATATGACTTACATGGATGCAGTAATTGAACATTGTAGTCAAATTGGACTAGAAGTGGAACTATCTGCAAAGCTTATTTCAGGAGCATTGAAGGCAAAGATTCAAGTTGAAGCGGAAGAACTACACTTCTTACCTAAATCAAATACAGCCAAACTTCCTATATGATTGGACTTAAAGGCCCACCTGAATGGTGGAAAACGATTGATGCACTTCGTTATTATGAGAGAGATATGACAGACACACAGACAAATACATTTGATCACTACGAAACACAGAAGATTCTTGATATGAAGAATAAGGCTCGAATTCATTTCGAGAGTCTTCGTCTAAACGATATCTTCAAGAACAATGTTGTAATTGCCGGCGGCTGCTTCACTTCATGGTATCATGGTGAGCATCCGAAAGACTATGATATCTTTGTGATCGGTGATACTCAAGAACAGGTTAAAGTGAAGAATGTTCTTGAGTATATGTTGGTTGGACTTATTGACGTTACGGAAGACTACAAGCGCGACAACGACAAGATTATCGGTGTGTGGCAAGACAAGAATCAGAATCAAGTCATATACACAAATTATAAGACTCGCGAAGAGTTGATTCAGCATTTTGATTTTACTCACTGCATGGTATCCTACTATGCGGACAAGATTCATCTCACGCGCAAGACCTTCGATGCTATTGTGAAGAAGCATCTTATTCCTAATCAGAAGAGCCGTATTGCTGAGTGGCGTGTAGAGAAGTTTAAGTCTCGTGGTTTTACTTTTCCAGAAACTATTTCAACTCCTCATTATAACCAGCAGCGGATATATCCTACGTATCTAAACAGTTTAAACCCGTACAAGAATGGTATGGCACGTGTCAACCCTATGCGGTCTGCACCATTGCATGACGATCTGGATGATGTGAGTCCGTTTTGAAGTTAACAGGGTACGAAACATACTGCACGTACCTTGCCCTTAAGAACCACTTCACGAAGCCTTCTTATGACTTCTTTAAGTATAATGGCAAGGTGCATGTGAGTAAGGAATCATTTCTCGCTAGAAGAGATAGATTTCAATTTGAGAAGTTTGCAAGAAGACATGAAGATCCAAAAACATTCATGCTTGCAAACTTCCTACAAGATAGGACATGGATTGGTGAGTTCCTAGATGATGAAGCTGCGGACACGTTCATGCAGTATGTGAGGACAATCCAGTCCATGTCCTACACGTTCGCAAACGATCTGGATAAAATGGAAGATATTCGTGATTACTTCAAGATGAAGGACAACGAATATCCATTGATAGTCACACTGCTTATGAATGGTCAAATGACGATTCAATCATTCGTGATACTCGACCATTTTATCCAGTTCTCTACCAAATTTGATGCTAAGATGCCAGATGATTATATCTGGTCTAAGATTAGCTTCAAAGCCAAGAAGTATAAGCCCTTCTTGTTTCAAGACCTTGATCAAAAAAAGTTCAAGGACATATTAAAAAGACGCCTTACGGCACATATATATACTTGACAGGGAAAGAAAATCCTGTTATTATATACATCTTATACAACGCGATACATCGCATACATGGAGAACATACAATGTCAAACTTTGCATCCCTCAAGAAGTCTTCCACTGATCTCAGCCGTCTCACTAAGGAAATCGAAAAGATCAATGCACCCGCTGAAGGCGGTAGCAATGATACTCGGTTCTGGACGCCTGAAGTAGATAAGGCTGGCAACGGCTACGCTGTTATCAGGTTCTTGCCTTCGCCTGCCATCGACGGTGATGACGCACTTCCTTGGGTTCGCATTTTCAATCATGGTTTCAAGGGTCCTACTGGTAAGTGGTACATTGAAAACTCACTCACGACTATTGCACAGAAGGATCCTGTGTCTGAGTATAACACTCAGCTTTGGAATTCTACCACTGACGATATGTCGCCCGCACGTAAGCAGGTGCGCGAACAAAAGCGACGTTTGACTTACATTGCCAACATCATGGTCATTACTGACCCTAAGAACCCTGAGAACGAGGGTCAGGTCAGACTGTACAAGTTCGGTAAGAAGATTTTCGATAAGATCACTCTTGCTATGAATCCGCAGTATGAAGACGAGAAGCCAATGAACCCGTTCGATCTGTGGAACGGTGCCAACTTCAAGATCAAGATTCGTCAGGTTGAGGGTTATCGTAACTACGACCTCTCTGCATTCGACAATCCTGCGGCACTCTCTGACGATGATGCCAAACTTGAGAAGATTTGGAAAGGTGAATACTCTCTGAAGGAGTTTACTGATCCGAAGAACTTCAAGAGCTACGACGAACTCAAGACCAAGCTAAACATGGTGTTGGGAATTGAAGGTAGTGCTTATCAGTCTCGCGATACTGCTAGTATTTCTGGACTGACACAGAAGCCTTCGTTCGAACCTGCAAAGCCTCGCGCCTCTGTCGCTGACTCAGTACCTTTTGATACTGAAGAAGATGAAGACATGAAGTACTTCAAGGGTCTTGCTGACGAATAATAATTCAGCAGCCTAACATGATAGGAAAGGGAGCAGTTTTTGCTCCCTTTTTCTTTAGCTAACGTTGCCGTAGTTCATTCGATCTCGCGATAGTCCATATGCCCTGTGAAGTGATGCATGGATCTCATTAAACGCATTAGTGCCAGGTATATTGCCGATGTTACCAGCAGCTTGTGAATTTTGAATTGGTGATGACATACCACCCTGAATTGGATCACGCTCTTCAGGTCTTGCTTTCTTTGCAGCAGGATCAGTAGGTGAATCAATATTTGTCTGCTCGTCATACTTCTGAATTAGATCATCAGCTTTGCGTGTGACATTAGACTTGACTTGAAGTCCACCGCCTTTTGCATCTATACCATCTTGCAATTCACCATTATTAATCT